CTTGAAGGCACGGTCGCAATTTGCGATGACACGATTACAAATGGAGGGTTTTTAACATGGGAACAAAAAGAGTAGGCCTCGCGAGAATGGAGGCATTAATTGAGAATTTAAAGAGAGAGATTCAGTTTGGCACAGGCACAAGTCTCGTAGGGGCTAAAGTTAAGGTGAAGTCTGTTGGTGACGGAACTACAACCTTAACAGCAGCAGACAGCGGGTGTTATTGTTTGTTTGATAATGCCGATGCATCAACTGTCATTCTTCCCGCTCCAGCAGTGGGCTTGGAATTTACATTTGTTACAACTGTTACTGCAACGAGTGATCATGTTATTAAGACTGCAACTCTTAATACTGATGGGTTCTTGGGTGGTGTACTCACAAACTCAACAACTGCCGATAACGCGGATTGCTTTAGCGCAGATGCTGACGGTAGTAACGACCATATTACGCTAAATGGTGGCACCACCGGTGGTCTCGCTGGAAGCAGAATTCATGTTTGCTGTATTGATGGAGAGAATTGGGCTGTTGATGGGCAGTTAGTTGCTAGTGGCGGCACAGTTGCTACACCATTCGATGATGCGCAGCTCTAATATTCAATATTGAATACGCTATTCAAACCCCCTTCCTTTATTGGTTGGGGGTTTTTTTTTAAACGATTAAGCCTATTTCCCTAATACCTTTCAAGAAAACTACTTAGTATGTAGGAGGATTACATGCATGGCAGTCCCACAGCTAACACCAAAGCAAACAACCAGCGCAATAGCGCTACCTGAGAGCGGTACTTTAACTACGGCAGCGGGTGCTGTTAACTACCCTCTTGGCGTTTATGTTCGCTCTACAAAGCAAGACGAGACTTCAAATGAACTCTATAGCTTGCTGTTTGTCACGGGTGCTGCGGAGCAGGTTAACTATACATATAGAAAGCTTGGCGGCGATGTCGTTGATATTGAGCTTACGGAGAAGAACATATTCACGGCCTATGAAGAGGCTGTATTGGAATACTCTAACATTGTCAACCTACATCAAGCCAAGAATGTTTTAGGGCAAGCATTAGGGAACACCACCGGATCATTTGACCAGAGAGGTCAAATAAGTGGGTCAACCATAGAGGGGCAAGAGACCCTAACTGACGTTTCCTTGAGATACCCACGTTTTGATTTTGGATACGCTAGGCAGATCGCCGACACTATTTCGACTGAAGTCGGCATCGGAGGAACGCAGCCAATTTATTCTGGTTCTATTGCGCTAACCAAAAGCGTGCAAGATTATAACCTCCAACATATGCTTTCACAGTCCTCTTTGGCCTCTAACTCTTCATTCCCCAATAAGATTAAAGACAGCAGGGTCTTTATTAGGAGAGTTTATTACAAAACTCCACATGCTATGTGGAGATTCTATGGGTATTATGGCGGACTTAACGCCGTAGGGAATTTGTCTAGTTACGGAATGTATGCGGATGATAGCACGTTCGAAATTGTCCCTGTGTGGCAGAATAAGATGCAAGCTATGGCATACGAAGATGCAATATACACGAGAAACTCTCATTACTCATATGAAATAAAAAACAATGTAATAAGAATATACCCCGAACCAACGTCTTATGGCCCATCGATACTCCATGTTGAGTTTTCGGTACAGAAAAATGCTTGGGAGACAGATTCAAACTCAGTAGATAAGGCGCAGGTTGACGGAGTTAACAATTTGAATACGTTGCCGTTTGGTCCGCTGCCATTTGACAAGATTAATTCTATGGGAAAACAGTGGATTCGTAAATATGCCCTTGCGTTATCAAAGGAGATGCTGGGACAGGTCAGGGGTAAATTTTCGACTATTCCGATTCCGGGAGAAAGCGTTACTTTAAATGCGGCGGATCTTTTATCGCAGGCGAAGGACGAGCAGGATAGGCTTAGGACGGATCTTAGAGAGTTATTGGATGAACTAACTTATCTGAAGCTTACTGAGGCGGATGCGGCCATGACTGAGGCGGCACAGAAAACGTTTCAGACAGTTCCGTACTTCGTATATGTAGGATAAATAGATGGCAGCACCAACAAACAAATGGCAAAGGCCGAACAACCCCCCACCGCCCCTATTCCTTGGTAAGAAGGAGCGTGATCTTGTTAAGCAGGTTAACGATGAGCTTATAGAAAGGGTCATCGGCCAGCAGATCTTGTATTATCCGATAGATATCACTAGAACCAACTTCCATCCAGTCTATGGTGAGGCGGTGGACAAAGTGTTTTTGCCCCCAATCACGGTATTCGCACTCGTGGACTGGGAAAGTTTGCAGACTGTTACTGGAGAGCACGGGATAGATGCATCAACGGAGATAACTGTTCATTTTCACAAGAGACGCTTGACTGAGGATCAAAATTTGTATGTAACAGAGGGCGATTTTGTCCTATACGGGGATTTTTTCTATGAGATAGTGACTTGGTCGGAGCCTCGTCGGATTTTTGGCCAAGTAGACCATAAAATGGAGGTTTCCGCTAAATGTGTTCTTGCTCGTGAGGGTCTGTTCGATGGCAAGTAAGGATACATCTATAATCAGGGAGGAACTTATCTCTTTAAGCACCATGGAGACCATTGATGAGGCTTTTTTTAAGTATATCGATGAAAAGCTTGATCTTCATGTGATGCATCGTGAGGGCTTCAAGAAAGTGCCTGTTATTTGGCAGAGCGCAGAGAGGGCTTTCCACAGAAAGACGCATTTGGACATTCGAGCCGACTCAGGGGAGTTAAAGTTACCAATAATCAGCGTATTCAGGTCTGAGATCACCAAGGATCCAGCCCGAAAAGGTCCTATTCCGGCACATATTCCACTTGGCAAGGACGCAGAAGGGGGCGCAATAACGGTGGCTCGGCGTATCAACCAAGAAAAGACCTCAAATTTTGCCAATATGATGGCACAAGAGCTGCATGGGCAAAAAAACTTCCCATTTAAAAATGAGAGAGTTGTTTATCAAACAGTCACTGCGCCACTACCTGTATACGTTTACATAAATTATGAGGTAAACATCAGGACGCAATACCTGCAACACATTAATGATTTGATAACTCCTTTTATAACAAAACCGGGACAGATAAATTATTTTACCTTTGGCAGTGACGATCATACATATGAGGCGTTTGTTGATTCTTCGTTCAATCTAGACAGCAATGCGTCAGATATTGGAGGTGAGGAAAAAACCTACAAGACAAAGATTAATGTTGAGGTTCTAGGGTATCTGATGGGGCAAGGTCCTAATCAGGAGCAGCCCAAGCTTGTTTATAGGGAGAACGCTGTTCGTATAATATTTGGTCGAGAATCAACGTGGCCTCGTAACAATGCTGCGGGCGGGTCTCCAGTTGTCGGCAGTGAGACCCAACAATGGCCAGGCCTTGTGTTGGGAGTTGTTGGCGGTGAAGAGCCGTCTCCGATTGTCGAACCTTTTAGCTCGGAAGCGGACCTAGCGGCAGCGACTAGTTTTCTCCACACGCTGTCTACTGCGGATCAGCTGCGTGCCATGGAGGCATTCCACCTCCTCCACCCCGGTGCGGCATCTGCCCCGATGGCAGTACAGGCCCACCCAGGGCTTTTTGTACAGTACCTTTTGGATGTACAGGAGGGGCTCGGCGGCTTTGGCGCTTAAATAAGATGCTATGGATACATAGTGAATGTGAAATTAGCATTTTGCATTTAAAAAATACTAGTTAATAGAGAGAAATTGTTTTTCAAGGAGACCCCCACGATGGCATCAAAGGATTTTACTTTTATTTCGCCTGGCGTTTTTACCAATGAGATCGACCAGTCACAGTACGGACAGGGAGAAGACGCAATCGGTCCTGCTATTATCGGACGTTTTGATAAGGGCCCTGGTATGATACCGACTAAGGTGAATAGTTACGAAGAGTTTGTTAATATGTTTGGGATGCCGAGCGAGGGGACTGAGGCAAATAGCTGGCGAGATGGCAATAAGTCAGCAGTCAGCTATGGCGGACACGCAGCGAAGGCGTGGCTAAAGAATAATTCTCCTGTTACGATCGTGAGGTTGTTGGGCCAACAGTCTGATAAAGAGTTGGGCGAGGGAACTCTGGCCGG